AAAAAATGTAAAATCTTATGTATACTCCCCTTTGAGAAAATTGAAATTATAAGAAATAAAAACTTCTTATAATTTGGCTGCATAAATGCAGCCATTACGCGCCCCGCGTAGGTCGCTTAAGCGCGACGGCCCTCGCCGGTAGAGAGCCCCGCTGGAAGCGTCCCCCGAAGGCGGAATATTATAAATTCTAAAAACAAACTTATTCCTAAAGTTTAGAATTTTTAGAATGCGTTTACTTTAGGAATATATTCTATTTACTAAATGTATATGCCAGAAGGACATTTAAGATTTACTGAGGAATCCGATGAAATATTGGATAAAGTCGTTCTCTTTTGCCGTGGTCAGGGAAAAGTAATTCTCGCTGTAAAAGAGGTGAGCAAAGATGGTAAGAAACATATTCATCTTTTGATAAACACATCTCTGACCATATCACGCTGTGGTCAGTTAATTTCAAAGGCCTTTCCTGCACACGTAGGGAATGGTTCAAAAAGCTTTGCAGCTTTTAAAAAGTCTTTAGACCATAATATTTTATATTGTAGTAAAGGGACTAAAGAACTTCCTCCTGTTGTATTATTTACAACTCTTGAAAGTATTGTGATTGAAGATGCTCACAAAAAATATTGGACAGACCAACAAAAATTTGTGACTGAACACGCAGCGGAGAAGAAAAAAGTAAAACCACCAAGTATGGTGGAACGTATTGTATCAGATATCCCAAAAACATTGGGAATGCGATACGTATATTTGCAGTCAATTTATAAACCAAGTGATACAGAAATTACTGAATCATTTAAAATTGTAGATGAAATAATTGAAGATTATGTGATAGCTAATTTTGGAAACTATGCAAAGATTTGTGATGATAGTATCATCACAAAACATATTAATGGAACATTACTTAGACTTGTTACCATATATGGTAACAAAGTTGAGCAAAAATCTTTTGCAAAGCGTTTTAACGCAAGGGTCAGACACAATGTTGTGTAATGACTCAAATAATAGAGAGTCTACCTATATAGACTCTCTATTCTATTCATTCTATTCTATTCTAATATTATTCTAAAGGATAATATTATGAAGTTCTCAAAAGCTCCAAATCGTCGTCGTAAGCCTTTTACTACACGTAAACCTCGTGTAACAAGACCTAAGATATCATCTGCTATTAAATCATATGTTAAGAAATCTCTACATGCTGAAATTGAAAATAAGTGTGTCCAAATTAACTTTGGTAATTCATTCGGTAATGTTAACGAATCTCCTGATTTCAATGCATATCCAATGTGTCCCACTGCTGGATTCTGGACTTTGTCCGCTGGTGTCGGGCAAGGCGCCAGACTCGGTAATATAGTTAGACCTGTCAAGGTTATGTTAAACTATATTCTTAGACCCTTACCATATGATGCTCTTGTAACTCCTGTGCCTCAACCATCGGAAGTGCAACTAATGTTAGGACATCTTAAATCGTGTCCTACTGATGTTCCTAATTCTTTAGATATTCAGAATTTATTCCAATCTGGTAGCACAGTCGCTATTCCTAGTGGCTCCTTACGAGATATTATATCCGTGATTAATACCGATTATTGGGTTATTAAGAAACGATGGACGCATAAAATTGGTTATGCGTCCTCAGACGGAACTGGTAGCAACGCTAGCAGTCAATATTTTGCTAACAATGATTTTAAGTTAAATCACGTTAAGCGAATGGATATCACATCTATGATTCCAAAAAAAATAGTATTCAATGATTCAAATGCATCATCTTTTAGTAAAAATTTGTTTTTAATGTATTATGCCGTTTCTGCAAGTGGCGCAACTTATGGTGCGAACACATTAGCAGCCAATATTGAATTTTGGGTTGATTTTCATTATGAAGATGCTTAAATCTTAAAAAATGTAAAATCTTATGTATACTCCCCTTTGAGAAAATTGAAATTATAAGAAATAAAAACTTCTTATAATTTGGCTGCATAAATGCAGCCATTACGCGCCCCGCGTAGGTCGCTTAAG